AGATCAGGACGTAATACGGCCATGCGCTTCAGAGTCTGGTTCACATAGCCAAGCAAAGTCGTATCGCTGTAGCGGTACGGACTCTCCTCGTCCTGAACGAGTCTCCGAACTTCCGTGATTACGTCCTGTGGGGTCATTACGGTAGCCGCCTCGACGCGTCAGCCGCCAACTCCGGTGGAGTATAGGACGGGGGTTCCGGAATGTCACCAGTCGAAAGGTCAAGCGCTCCCTTCTTCCTGCGACCACGGGTAACCTGCTCCACTGCCTCTGCTTTGACAAACCGCTCAGGGTACGCCTGTTCCTCGGTTACCTCTTCGCAGAGAGGGTTGGCCGCGAGGATCGGATGCCAGTCATAGATAAACCCATCGTTCCTATTACGGAGATATCGCTGTTTCATTTACTTACCCTTGTGCATCTTCTTGAGCGTCATAGCAAGCCGCGCCCGCTGCCCGATTTTGCCCGGAGCACTGGCAGCAGCCTTCAACTTACCAGCGGGGATGTTCTCCCCCTTCTTGACGCCCATTGCCGCACGCAACGCGCCCGGCTTCTTGATTGCTTTCTGAATCCATTTTTCAGCCATAGTGTATTTCCTCAGCAGTTCCACGCCCGAAGCGATTTATTGATCCGACTATTCGGATCGTTGGCCGTCTTCGCGCTAGTCAACTTCTTTTTCATGCCTTTCATTCTGGCACAGAAGGAATCACGACGAGGGCCACCTTCAGGTTGCGGAGCCTTTAGTCCGGGTTTACCGGGGTTTGCACGGTTGTACGACGCACGCCCTTTGGCGTTCAGACCGCCAGCGGGGTTCTTCCCTTCTTTGCGCTGCCATGCAGGTGACTTAGCCATTACGCGATCCTCTTTGCGACAAGAATTACAGAAGGAACCGCTGGATACGCCGGAGGACCAACTGCTGCTGGAATATGCTCGATGTCCACGTTTGCGTCTTCGACCATTACAACAACTTCGATATACTGACTGGCAGTAATAGAATCCATAAGCGTCACTTGCAGAAGTGTGCGACCGCCATCTCCAGCCTTAGGTACGGTAACTATTGAGTTACTATCTGCAATATCTGTCCCGTTCTTCCGAAACCAAATATACCCGTCGTGGTCTGCAGCACCTTTGTTGTCGAACTGCACACTTACAGTCATTTCATACACCCCCGTGGTGTCAAAGGTAATACGGGAGTTCGAGACCACAGTGATGCCAGAGTTAAACGCTGCCGAGTTATTGAACGTCAAGGCAGTCGGGGTATTTGTCGCAGGAGTTTGATCCTGCGTAGAGAAAAACTCTCCGAACTTGAACCCAGAGAGGTCACCAAATGGGACAGTGGCAGACGCAGTAAACGCGGAGGTTCCGTTGCCCTTGACGTACCCCGTCAAAGACGAAGCCCCAGTGCCGCCGTCGGCTACCGGAAGATCACCGCTAAGTCCCGTCAGACTCACGCCGGTAATCACGCCACCGGTAATGTTGGCCTTGCTGAAGAGTACGGTGCCGGACCCGTCAGGCGAGAGAACGATGTTCCCGTTAGCGTTGGTGGAAGAGATCGTGTTCCCATCGATCTTGATGTTGTCAACGGACGCAGACCCGGTTCCGACCTTCAGGGCCGTAGCAACTCCAGTGCCGCTGTATACCGTTTTCTCGGTAGCGGCTGGACCATCGTTGACATGGAGCAGTTGATCGTAAGTGCTCGATACTGAACTGCCAGTAAGGTTAGTAGGCATTCACGATCTCCAAGAAGGGAAGGGGGCTTTCGCCCCCCGCCCAGTTTCATTACGAAGCCATCACAATCCAGTTGGTGCCATTGCAAACCAACATGGCCCACGCACCTGCCGAAGCGGCAAGGATCGCGGTACCCGGAGTAGCCGAACCAATCGGCTGCACGTTGGAAGCATTGGAAACAACCGTCTGCGCGGCAAGCGTCTTGATGAAGATAACCCGACCCACAGACGTAGCGACTGCAGGAAGCGTTACCGTGATCGAACCCGCGCCGTTACAGACAATGTAGTTCTCAGTATCAGCAACCGAAAAACTAAGAGTCTTCGTAACAGGCGCAGTACCAAGCACGTTGCCGTTGATGGTCGCGTTACCCGTAACAGTGAGGCTATTCAGAGTAGCGCGGCCACTCGTGATCAGCACATTGTCTTGGGCAATACCAGTGTAGACACCCATATCACTCTCCTGTAGAGAGGGGGGCCGAAGCCCCCCGCCCTAGTTAGGCCGCAGCGTCAGCAACCAGCGCCCACACGCGAACCTTCGCCACATCGACGTTGTTACTGTCAATGGTGAGACGGATCGGTGCCGCCGTAGCAACGTAGTACGGCTCTGCAAGAGCCGACGCCGAATTGCTAGTAGCGTTGAGGTCGAAGTTGCTGAGGTAGCGGGTAGCGGAACCACTGTCACCCAAGTCAACCGTGGCAGCCGCGCCTTCGACCGTCAGCACCTGAGCACCAGCGGCCATAACGACAGAACCAGCGGGGAGCGGGATGATTTCAAGCGTATCCGTGGAAGCAAGAGCCGCAGCCCCAGCAGCCGAACGCGCAGCGGCGATAGCAGCAAAATCGAGGAGAACCTCGAACTTGTGCAACGCACCACGAGTTGCGTCCGGATACGCCGCAGTACCCTTGTTAAAACCAAGCGAATCAGTATAAGCAGCCATTTTTTATACTCCTAAAATCAGAACTGAACGACAGCCTGCGCGAGGGCTTCCGGCTTCACAACCTTGTAGCCATACACCTGCAGTCCACGAACAACGTTACCAAAGGTCGATTCCGAACGAATGGTCTCCATGTTCGTCATCTGCGAGGCAAACGTGAAGCCCATCTTGGTACCAGCGATGAGGCTGTACTTGCCAGACGAGACATTCAGGTTGTGGCTCACATAGAGCGTGAAACGGTCAATCATGCCAAGGCGACCATTGCGGACAATCGAGGTGCCGTCGCCCGTGAGCGAAGCGTCCTTGAGTTCCGACTTCTTGATGAGACCCGCCATCTTGGCCGGAATCACAACGAAGCGACCCTGCTCAGGGCAGTTGGCCTCGTCAAGAACCGTACCGAGATCGACAAGCAGATCGACCACCGGGACCGTGCCACCAGCGCCGTCCTTCGTGACAGTCAGCGGGGAAGCGTTGGTACCGAGGTTGAACGAAGCCGACTGCTCACCAGCAGTAGCGCCCTTGTTGAAGGCACCAATGCCCGGCAGGATGTCAGTAAGCACACGCTGATCGATCTTGATCTTCATGCGCTCGGAGGCATCCTTGGTCCAAGTGTCCATCAGGTTGATATCCGCCTGCACCTTGTCAACGTCATCCTCGACGCAAGCGAAGTACTCGCCCTTGTCGATAACGAGTTGCAACTTCGGCTTGTCCGGATTCTCAACCGTCAGGGTCTGACCCTTCACGTAGTCGCGGATCGTGATTTCCGGCGTGGTGCGGATGTTAACCGTGTCACCATACTGGCGAATCTCGCCCTCGTAGTCCGTGTTGGAGATAGCCGCGAGAACCGTCGCATCATAGAAGTTCTCGATCAACTTGCCCGACCAGAGTTCGGGAATGAAATTGCCGCTGTAATTCGGGCGGCCCGGGGAAACAGGATAAGACATTTTAGACTCCTTCTAATTACGCATTAAGTTGAATGCGATTCTCCCGCTGTGCGGCAAAGATATCGCGTTCTGTACGATCGCGCTCCTGCTCCCGTCCCTTGTACTTACCAGCGCGAACATCGTTGAAGAACTTCTTGATGTCGTCTGGCGTGTACACACGAGACTTGTTGGTCTGCGTAGTGCCGGTGTTTTTCGAACGACCGGGAGAAACTTGCTTTTCCAACTCAGGTGCAGAAACACGGGGCTTGGTTTGAGCAACATTGGCTTGTCCAGTACTCTCAAGCCAAGTGCGGAAGAAGTTTGCAACTCGTCGCGCATCAAGCGACCGCTGCGCATCTTCAAGATATGTCTGGCGGCTAATGCCAGTCAGCGGGTCAACTTCCAACAGCCAAGACTGGAAATCTGCGTTGTCGTTAACTTCCCGCCAATTGGAAACAGAATTGGACAGTTCAGCCCAGAACTGCTGCTCTGCAGATACGGCTTGCTTTTGGGCAACAGCCTGAACCTGCGGAACAACATTGGACTGGAACTGGTTTATCATCCTCTCAAGTTGCGCCATGCGACCCGCGATGGAGCCAATCTCCTCACGAGTAACCTTGCGCATCATCTCGATGGAGTCCCCGTATTCCTCAACGTCTTTGGCGGTCACCAACTTTTCAGTGGGAGCCGCTGGAGTGCTGGGAGCGGTAGGCTGCTGAGACGAGAGAGACGCCAACAACTGTTCCAGTTGCTGCACACGCTGCTGCGTTTCCTTGTTCTGCGCGTGCAGACGAGGTACCTCAGCGTTGTACATTCCTTGAAGCGTCTTGTATTTCTGCAAGAACGATTCTTCCGACACCTTATCGTCGCCGGTTTTCTGCTCAACTGCCGGAGACGGAGCAGCATTGTTCGTAGCATTCTCGTCGGCAGGGGTATTTTCAGGAGTGTTCTCTGCCTGATCAGGGGCATCGGCGTTATCGCCTGCCTCGCCAGCGGCAGCATTAATCTGCCTGTAGAGTTCCTGAACCGCCTCGGACTGCTTGCGAATTTGCTCTGGAAGGGCCATGTGTACGCTCCTTTTTGGTATGCGTTAATTAGACGGCGAGATCAAGTCTTTGCCGCCATTTCAGGGGCATCTTTGGCGAACTTGTAGAGTTCACCCAACACTTGGCAGCGCCCCTGTGAGACCGCCATGTTGTTAACTGCTGCAGGCAGGTTATCAAGTTCGTGCATACGCCACTGCCCCAGAAACTCCAGAACTTCTGGATACTGGCGAACAGCCATCGCGAATGCCTTGATTACCTTCGGTTCGGGACGAATCATGCTGCCTGCCCACTAATGCCACGAGTGTCGCCGCCACCCTTCGGAGAGCCATCAGGCTGCGCAGGAGTACCGGCTTCAGGCTGCGCTTGCGGCGGAGCCATCGACATAGCCAGTGCCTGCATACGCTGCTGATAGGAAGCCTTCTCCCGGGTCGGGACAACCTCTTCAACGTCCATCTGCAACCCCCTCGCAACTTCCCGCAAGATCGCTGCGCGACCATCACGGCCGATAATCTCGGCGTCGAACGGATTCGCCGTTGCGTTGAGGAACTCGATTCTGCGGAGATTAACGGTCTCTTTCACCGCAAGGTTCACTGCACCCTTGGCGACTACTTCAACGTCGCCCTTGATGCTCTGATCCTCATCATACCGCATATTGTATACAAACTGTCGCGTAACAATAGGTTTTACTACGTCACTGTCGATGTGCATCACAACCTGCCGGATACCTTTTCCTGCAGCGCCCATGAGCATAGAGAGACCAGAGGAAGTACGCCCTGCCCCTTGTACGTTCAGATCACCATATACGTAAGCAGGGATACCAGAATGATCGTCAGCAAGACGACTAAACTTCTCGTAGACAGCCACTAGCGTCTGGGCATTATCTTCTGGCTGACTGAACCTAACCGCTGGCGCACTCGACCCAAGAGGGTCATTAGTGACCTGCCAAATCTTCCAAGGTGAAAGTTGAGTGATATCTTCGTTCGCAGGAATGCGCTCAAGATTGACTTCCACTTGAGGTCCAGACGCAATGCCCATGTTGTTGACGAGGGCACGGGCGGCGGCGTTGCAGACGCTTTGGAGGTCTTCGATGATTTCGGGGATGCCTTTGCCCCAGAACGCGCCGGGGCACTTGATGAACGACGTTTTTGAGTACGGCTTTTCACCGAGCGGGTCATAGTTGAGTACTGCCTTGATTACGTAGTTACCTACAATCCATACGTTGGCGTCGTACTCGCGGGCCTGATCCGGAATCTCCTCCTCGGACATCCCCCACTCAACGAGCATCTTACCGCTTACTTTACCCCAGAACTCCAGTGCATCGAAGACTTCGGTGGGGCGCATGTAGGAGTAGTACTTGCGCTCTTCCTCGTTCTTCTGGAGTTCGACATCCTCGCTGATCCAAGACTGGCCGTTGCCAATCTCCAAGACCTTGCGGATAGCGTCTTCGTCGTAGCCCGGAACGCCGATAAGATCGGCCAAGTCCATGCGGCTAAGGGGGTGATGCTGGAAAAGATACCCCTCGTTGATGTCGGAAATCCCCGGCTCGGGGTAAATGCGGAACGGATCGACGCGCTCGTACTCAGGTCCAAGTTTCTCAACCGGGTCGAGGATTACCGTGCCGTCAGGCATAGCCTTCCACCCCAACGTGCGCTGCCGCCTCACGATCGGCCCCTTGATGAACGCAGCAGGAAAAGTAACAAGATCGGTAACGAAGTCATTGAACGACTTCTCCCAGCCGCCATGAGCGAACTGGTCCTGAATCTTGAGTTTCATCCTGTCTGCACGCGCTTGCGCTTCGCGCAGAATACGGAAACGAAAGTCCTGCGAGACCATCTCTCGCATCTCGTTCATCTCATCTCGCGACGGTGCCTGCCCGAGTTCCTGCACCATTTTCAGAACCTTCTCGGCAAACTCTGCCTGCACCTCACGGTGCTGCTCGGGAGAAAGTTCGGGGATCGGTGTAGCCTGCAAATCCCACGGGGGGCTGCCGTTATCCAGCAAAATATCCCGAAGCCAACTCTCCGCAGCGCGGCACTTGACCTCAGTGATCATCATGTAGATTTCAGAGCCACCCTGACCACGGATGGCTGCGAGTTTGTCGTTCTCGTACTCGCCATTGCGCTGCCGAAGCGCACGAAGCATCTTGTTCTCGATGGGCTTCTTGGCCATCTGGGCGACATCCCAGCATTCGCGCAAGTACCCGGTGAGACCCAAGATCAGCGGCTGGTTCTGTCTTTCCTGAAGTGCAGCATCGACTACTGCCTGCTCTTGCTTGGCAAGATCAGTGTTGTTAACCACTCGTAGGAATGTCAGTCCAGCCATATTACTTGCCGTAGAACCGCTTGTAGGCGTCCTGCATCTTCTTGGTCATGC